CAAGTCCGATTTCTTGAAAATATTCCCACATTAGGCCACAAACTATCAATTTGTTACCCATTGAGGTATTAATTTGTCCTGATCCTCTGCCACCCTCGGGACATCTGTATTTTATCGCTCCATCTTGTGCTACGGCTATGCCGTGCGGCTGTCTTTGCCACGATAATAACATTTCTAGATGCTCGTCCCCAGGGAAAGCGGACTTGTAAAACTCAAACTCATAATCCAGTGCTGACGTGCTAGTGTGTTGGTCAAATCGTGAGAAATCCAATGGTACAGCAACAGGGTTTCTAAATCTGTCCCATTTCTGGGCCATAATAGAGCCAAGTTGCTCACAATTGTAACTACTCATGACAGTTGGTTCCTGCCACACTGCATCAATGGCTCGCATAAACTTCTTCTCGCTACACTTAAGGTAAGTCATTAGTTCGAGAGAATAACGCGGCGTTGGAAACTGTATCAGCCTAGGAGCTGGATCGCTCTTAACACTTAAATTAGTCTTTTCGGCTTTCAAAAACGCGGTGAGTTGTGCATCTGCTTCACACACTGGATTATGTTCTAGGGAATCAAACGCGTCAGAATAACGCGAGGCTTTACGACCTTTGTACGCAGCGAGGATTTCTCCATACGGTACGCGGTGGCAGCCTTGTAGGTTTGACACCCACAGTTCCCTAAACTTCAAATAATCCAATGCTCCTGGCAAGGGTCTTGGTGGTTTCTCCAAGCCTGATTTCCCTTGCACTAAGAATACACGTTCTTGTAAAGCTCGTCCGAGGTTAGCTAAACTATTATTATGTATTCCAAACTCCTGATCGAAACTACATAAATTAACACAAATTAAATCTCTAGACTTAACTTCTCTTGTAAAATCCCAGTCAAGGACCTCCATTTCAGGGGTGCACTCAAATTTGACGCTAGTGTCAAACCCCTGTGCCCTGACTAGGCACCCCTAGCGGGTGGGTAAAACAGCGGCAAGAATACCGCTGAGCCATGTATCGGCTTTATCCATCTTACCTGACCAATTCCTCTTGTTATAACGTATTTGGACTGATTTTGTCTTTGTCACTAGTTGTACGTTAACTTGATCTAT